CAGTTTTGCAGAGATAATAGGGGCGGCTTTTGCGATAAACTCACCAATTCCCTTTAGTGCTCTTTCGATTGCGGGCAGAATGTTGTTTAGGAGCCCTTCGCCTTCATTTTCTCCGACCAGGGCCACAACAAGGTTATCCATCAACTGGCCCAGGTCCGCGTCTCCGTTTGCAAATCCGGCAACCAGGTTTGTCCAGGCACTTTTGACAGCGTTTAGAGACCCCTCAATCGTGGAGGACGCCTCTTTACTGGTTGTGCCTGTGATCCCCATTTCGTTTTGTACAACGTGGATCGCTTCAACGATATCTGCATAGCTGTCGATATCGTATTCGACACCGGAAAGCTCCTCGGCCTTGTCGAGAAGCTGCTGCATACCATCCTTTGTCCCTGCGAAACCAAGAGCAAGGTTGTCGAGCATGGTGAAATTCCCACGACTGAAACCGCGGTATGCATTTTGCACCCCTTCCATAGAGGTTCCCATCTTATTCACGTTGTCCGCCATGTCTGTAATCGACATGTTCATTAATTCTGCAGCTTTGGCCTGGTCTCCATCGAGTGAATTGATCAAAGAAGCAGCTGACTGAATCGACGTTTCCATGTAATCATTCATGGACATTCCGGCTGTCTTATATGCTTCACCGGCATCAGCGATAACCTTCTGTGCGCTGTCCCCGAAAAGCGTCTCGACACCACCGACAAGCTGCTCGTACTCTCCGTAAGCATCAATACTTTGCTTTGCAAGTGCACCAACAGCCGCGGATCCAGCTGCTATTCCAGCAGCACCGACTTTTGCGATCGTTCCCGCAGCCTTTCCGACTTTTCCGAGTGCGCTCGCAAATCCGCCACCGGCAGAGGAGGCTTCGGACTCGGCTTCGTCGAGGCCCTGCTCGTACTGGCTTTTGTCAATCGTCAGCTTTGCGACAAGGGTAAATAGATCCATCTCAGCCATCCTCCTTTCCAAGATTTGCAAGAATTTTTTTCATGCGCTCTTTTACTTCATTGGCCTTTTCTTCTGCATCTATTTCGGCGGATTCTGTTTGTTGTGTGCTAGCGACCATATCTGCAAAGCGGCTCTTAATTCCGACGCCATTCTTTATTGCTCGGCCCGTATTGTCCGCGATCGCTTTCAGCGCGTCTGTTATATAAACCCTGAACTCTTTTTCTTCAGAATCCTTTTTGAGCCAGGACACGCAATGCTCGATCACGTATCCTCGCCCAAACAAGTCAAGCAGATCCAGCCGTATGGTTGTTATGCTTTGAAAATACCGGTCTGCTCCAGCTGCGCCAACGATGTAAAAAAACTCAGGACATCCGGATCGGCAAGAATGTCCGCGAGGTTTGCCAGGTAGAAAGACACCCTGTGATCGTCGATGTTTTCCGGCTCGACAAAGCAGGCCAGGGCGAGGATTTCCAGTGTCTCGGAAGGATAGTCGTCCATGGCCGCCGTGACGATGTCCAGGAGGTTTCTACGGGACTGGTCCGCGATCTTCCTGGCGTTTTCGAGCCTGGCCGCTGCTACCTCTTCCGGATCCATGTCTTTTGTGATCTCGCGCAGTCCTTCCGCTTTGCGCTTGCGGATGTCCAGGACACCGATTGCCTTCATCCACCTCTCCGCAGCTTTCCGGATCCGGCTCGTCTGCTTCAGAAATTCTGTAGGCTTACAAGTGACGAGATTCTTGCGCTCTTCAACTACTGTGAACTGCTGTGCCATCAGCTGTTACCTCCTTATTCGGTTTTGTTTACGGATCAATGGAGTAAAAGACCATGGGGACTTCTTTCTGGGTCGCGATCGAAACATGACCAGTAATCTCGACAGAAGTCTGGCCCTTGCCGTTTTTAGTGGTCTGGAGGGAAAATCCTCCGGTGGAAAGAGCGTTTTTCAGCTCGATCGCCACGCAGCCGCCGTCTGCACGGTCACCGACCCACCAGATGGAAGATGTAAAATCCGACTGCTTGAGGTCCGCTCTGGGGACGATCTTCGATGTATTTGTCCCGTCAATATCGGCACACCCAAGCGACATCTTGATCAGCTCGGCAGAGGTGCCGAGCGAAGTGGTAGAGATGGAGCAATTCCATCCATCGAGGTGCTTTCCCTCCTTAGTATTGTTTGGTGCATTATCCACGTCTTCAAAGAGATCCGAAAAAGTCGGCTGGCAGACCGGGTTAATGCCGCCCGTTGTGGCGCAAATGATGTCTTCATCGGCTGGCGCCTTTACGTCTGCGGGATTAAAGGTTTTCAAAAGCACGCCTGCATCCATCTGCATGCTTTCAAAAGTATCCTGGGGAATAACTGTGAAATTTCCCATTTTATAAACCTCCTATATAGTCAACTTCTATGTTCATCTGGATCCGGAGAATGTCGTCTGCGCCAGACGGCACAGGACGAGAAAAAGGCGACGTAACCGGTATTTTGATCCAGATTCCGCCGCCTCCAACTTTCATTTTTTTTCCTCCGTATCCAATTTCGTTTTTGATTTCCTCTGCCTTCTGTTTGAGCCAGGACCAGGATGCCGTCATCTGCACATCCGGATCGATCTTGTCCCACAAGGACGCGGAGAGGAGTTCTGTTACTCCGTTCGCCCCACTTGCAGACTCATAGGTGATATGCGGATATGCCGGCTGCTGGCCCTCTGGAAAGATTGTCTGCTCGTCGTATGCCGGGACCCCGAAGCTCTTCCAGAAGGTGTTAATAGCCTGCCAACTATCCATCGGTTATCCTTTCCTTTTAAACTCTTTCGCGCTAACTACGCGCATATCCAGCGCGGCTGAGGCGGGCGTGGCGTTGTCGTCTCCATCGGATGTGACCTGCAGCACCTTCCCGTCGCTGACACGCTTGAAAACGTCATTGGCCCGCAGAACAATGTTTTTTCTGGTTGTGACCGTGTACAGATCGGTGACTCCCTGGGCGGAAGCGGTCCTTGCCATGATCGAATCATCAAAGGCTATCGCTGCGGAAAACGACGCTCCTTCTGTATACTCGGTGATCACTCCGCCGTAGCCGTCGTCCCTGGTCACCTTGTCCATGATTACGCAAGGCTCCATAGCCTCGTCTATAAGACTCATATTTTCCTCCACTGTGCCAGCCGACTATAAAAAGCTCCCTGCCAACCGGAAAAGCCTCCCGCCCCGGAGCCGATGCTGCTGGATGATGATGATTTCGAGTACGAATATCCTTTAAAAGACTCCGAGTCAAACGGGCTCAGTGCGTGGCTATTGACCGCCTCATACTTCTGCCGCCACTCGGTTATATCGTCGCAAAGGGTAATTATTTCCTTTGGAACAGCCATCAGCCAAACTGCCCCGTCGAAGGTTTCAGGGATCAATTCATCGGTACCGTATTGGACAACGCCATCATTGAAAACACTCCCAATAATCCGTATATACTGGCCGGGAATGATTGTTGGTGTATTGACCGCGTTGAACCCGAAAATGGAACTATCACTGGCAACAGTGATGTTGTCGCCAGTGATAGTGACTTTGCCGGCCAGCTGGTCATACTCAAACCAATTTTTCAGGTATTGGCAAAGTTCGGTAAGCATTTGTCAGCTCCTTCTTACGCGGAAACGGTCGCGACGTACAGGCTGTTCGGATTGAACAGGACCGGCATGAAGAGGGCGGATGCCTTGGTCCAGAGGACTGCAGGATCCCATTCCATCTTCTGAGTGACATACACGAAAGGAGAGCTGGAAGGCTCCTCGTTGCTGTAGAACCGCGCATTGTCGATCTCGGGCGGATCTCCCCAGAGACCGCGGCCCAGGCGCCCGCCAGGGTTCGTCGCGAAGAATGTAACCTTATTGGCAGGGTAGTATCTCGCCGTAGTGATGTTGGGGCGGCCGTTGCTGCCGATGCTGGCGCTCTTGCCATATGTCAGATCATTGGTCAGGACGGTGTTGATACCGAACTCCTCAGACAGGAACTCCTCCATAACCGTCTTTCTGAGCATGGACCCGGCGCCGATGTTGCCGTTGATAGCAGTCTGCAGGCCAGCGTTCTGGCGCATTTTGTTGATATTTGCGCTGCCGGTATACATTCCGGTAATTGTGACGCCTGCATTCCTGGCGTTGTCGACGATGGTCTGAATCTGGGAGATCACGTCCGCGGAAGAGGAAAGATCCAGGGTGAGTGATGTGTTGGCGTTGGGCACGCCATAATCAACAGTCAGATTCAGGTTGTTCTCTTTGATCGTCACTTTGCCGGTGGCCAGCAGCTCATTCTTTGCGACCTTGGACCTGGTCACAACCTGGTCGGAGAGCCGGATGCCGTCTCGGATGATGTAGTCATAAAGATCGTCGTTCTGCACGCCGGATCGCAGCAGCGTTCGCATTCTTTCAGACTGATTGATCTTGACCTTGATCAGGCCCTTTTCGATGTTATGCCGATCGACAGGCACGCGGAAGGTTGTCTTGGCCTCGGTATCAAACCCGTGGAACTGCGCCATGACGGGGATCTGGAACTCTGCAGCCAGGGACTCCCACTCTGCGACAAGGTTGTCTGTCTTTGTATCATCAATTACCTGATCAACCGGATCATTCGGCCGGGTGACGATCGTTCCGACGTCGAGCCAGTCAGTTTTCGGCACAAGGCCAAGAATGTCATTTTCCCATGCGATTCTGGGCATAATTCATACCTCCTTCTTTATCCGATCAGTAAGGGCGGGTGACTGCTGGCTCAGTTACGAAAGTAAACCCCTTCCCCTCCAGGGCGGTCTTTGCCGCTTCTGCGAGGGTGACAGGCAGCCTGCTTTCGATCACGACCCCGGATGTCACAACGGATCCAGGCATGTTGCCGGTTGTCACGTCCACATCTTCATAAACAAGTCCGATCGCTGTCGCGCCGTTCGCGGGGAAAGGGGTCCCCATCTTGACGTACTTGCTGCCGTCTGCAGCAGTGGTCGCGCCGGTCTGCGGAATTTCTCTTGTTTCTCTTACACATTCCTCATGTGCGAGGAAGTAACCGGGAGCGTAAACGGTCCCCTGGTCATTGAGGTTGATAAAGCTCATTTACTTTCCCTCCTTTGTTGCTGCCCCATAAAGCGAGGCGTTGTACTGCTCTGCCAGGAGCGCTGCGCGGCTCTTTGTCGCGCTTCCTCCGGCAGCCCCGCCACCTGTGCCGGGCGGGTTGTATGACTGTGCTCCATGGATCTCTTCTTTTACTGTGAAGCCTTCATACTCTGTCTTGATGTTCTTTTTCAGATCTTCCTCGTTTGTGAACTGGCCCTTGTCGTTAAGTTCCAGATCATCAACGGATGTGATCTTCATGATCGGATCAATGAACTTGTCAGAAATCCCCTGTTCTTTCAGGAGCTTGCGGTATGCTGTCTGTTTACTGGCTTTTGCCTGCTGTGCCGCGACGTCCGCCTTGTAGTCGTCAAACTGCTTCTTGACGGCCTCGTACTGTGCCTTGTACGGGTTGTTGGCGTTCTGCTCCGCCGCCTCTCTCAGGCTGTTGAGCTCCTGCTGCACCCCAGGGAGCTGCTCTGCCTCGGCCTTGTACCGGTCGCGCTCCTCCCTGATCTCGTTGACGGTTTCTGTGTGCGCTTCCAGAATCTGATCCGCTTTTTCGTCTTCAATTCCGAGTGCTTTAAGAAGTTTTCTTGTTACTGCCATTGATCCTCCTTTTGACTTTTTGCCCGCTGTCAGTGCTTCGATCAGCGGAAACCGGCAGTGCTTCGCCGGCTGAGTATAAAAAAAGAGCCACTGAACACGTCTGTTCAATGGCTCTGGGCTGCCTTGGCTCTTGGCTCTATTATGAGCGGCACCTCGCGTTTACATGTTTTACAGTAAACATAAACTTTCCCGTTCCGCAGTCGTGCGACCATCTTGCCGCAGGTGCATTTGACGGGTGTACCGCTCTCATTATTCTGTTTTTGGCTCATTTTTACTCCTGGAAAAGATTTTATGTTATTGTCAGCCGTTTTGCAATGTCTTTTTTATGATCTCTGACAACTCCTCACGGTTGTCCAGAACCCCCTTTTTCAAAAAGCGGTTTGGCTCCATCCTGTCAGTTTTTCCAAACAGCTTTTTCAGTAGACCGGATGACGTTCCTTCGTGTACGTAAATCGCATAATCCACATTAGTTCCTATGTAGACAGCCCTCCTGCCCTCTGGCTCTTTTGGTGCTGTACCGCTGTATGTGCCGCTCGTTGGTCTTGCCGCCTGGAGGATTGACCAAACGCTGTCCTCACTGTATTTACTTGGCCTGTCCGCAGAGTAAGAGGTGATGGATGCGCCTTCTCCGTCAACCGCATAGGTAATAGAATTGCGGAGGAGTCCGGTGTCGATCCTTTGCGGGCTGTTCTGCAACTCCCTGGCAGAGAGTGTCGCCGCCTGCATACCAGCCGCGTCCAGGGCCGTTTCTATGGCTTCATCCAGGGCGCTGAGAATCTCCTTCTTGTGGTTATCTTTTATGTCCACGGTTGCCTCCTTTCCGGCCCTTCTTGTTGTCCGTGACGCCTTCTCCCAGGGGCCTGGCGGGACCGACGTTCTTTCCCGCGTACTCCTTCCGGTACTGCGCGCTGATTGCGTCGCCCTTCTCTTTCTGGCTGAGAATCGGCTGCGGTTTCTCCTTTGCCTCTAGCCACTCGTCGAAGGTCATGTCGCCCATTTTGTCAGACTCTTTGATCGTGTCATGCTCGAAGCCTTTTACGTAGGCCAGGAGCGTGCACCTGCAGTTCCACAGCATTTCCTGGGGGACCGAGGACACGGCCATAAATTTCCCGGTTTGAGCCGGGTACATGATCTTCACGCCGTCTACCTCGAAAGGCTCTCCAACATCCCTCCGCTGGCCATGCATCATCCTGTGGGAATGCCTGGTGCGGTTGTCCAGGGTCGCAGCCCATTCCAACGTCAAATCCACGCCGCGCCTCGTGAGGCGGTTGTAGGCGTCGTAGCGGCCGGCGTTCTGGGCGTTCGTGGACATTGTGCGGGCGTTCCTGACCGCCGCTTTGAATTCACTGCCGGAGGTCTTTTCCGCGATCCTCCTGGCGATATTCGGAATACTCTCGCCCTGCATAATCCCCTGGAGCATCTCCGACTGGATCTTACCCTTTTCCCAGCGCTTCACGGTTCCCTCATCGATCTGTTTTGAGAGGGCTCTTCCGGGAGGGAGAAACAACTGCGGCCGGTCTCTCACGATCCGGTTCACTGCGTCGCGGTTGTAAAGTGTCAGGCCGGTGTCGATCCGCGCGTCGTGCTCGACCTGGTAAAGTGAGTAGTTGGCATTTGTGGAGAAGATTTCCGGCATTCTGCCTTCCGCGATCCTGCCGGCGATCTCGTTTGTGTGCATCAGGTCGTCGGCAATGGTATCCTTCATTTTCTCCCAGCGCTTGCCCACGGCAAGCTGGCCGATTCTCCACTGCTCGTATTCCTCTTTGGTTTTCTTTCCATCCTCGACCCACTGCTGCCACTTTTCGTCTTTGATTTCAAAGCGGCTCGTGTAATCATCGAGTTTCTTTTTGATCTCTTTTGCAGCGCGCGTGTACTCCTGCTGCAATTCCTTTTCAATTTCTTTTATTCGCTCTTCGGTAAGCTCGTGCCCGATATCAGCCAAATCTCAACTCCTTGTATCTTGCCGCTTCCTCTTCGAGTCTTTTAGCATCATCCTCTTTCTGCTGCTCCTGTTGTTCATCGTCGGAGACGGATATCCGGGCCATGTCCTCAGCATCTCTGCGCTTGATTACCTCGTCGGCCTGGTCCCCATCTCCAAAAACATCAAGAACCTTTCTGGTCACATATTCATCGTCAAGTACATCTCGTGCGGAAAGGACGACGCTAACCTGTTCCTGCTGGTTGATGATCTTCGACCGGGTAAATGTCGCCTCGTCGTCAATTCCGAGGACTTTCAAAATCCCGTAAATGAAGTCCAGAACATTAAACTCGTAGAGATTTGCCTTCAGGTCCAGGTTGTGGAACGTCGCCTCGATCTGGGCGGTGACAACGGATCCTGATGCAACGTTCCTGGTGTCGGCTGCCATGAAATCATCATAGAGATCGTTGCGCAGCCGGTCCAAAAGTGTCTCACGGCTCGCGTATGGCGTCTCAACGCTGTGGGCTTCTGCTGACTGGCCCTCTCCCATTGCAGCCGCGTGGACCGTCTTGATGCGCTCCACAAACTTCACCA